TTTCCTCGTCTATTATCTCTTTCGCTCTATCGACCCAGTAAGTCATAGATTATCACTCCTCATCGTTTGAAGTAGATTGCTCTATGTTACTACCCTCATTTTGTTCATCGTTGTACATCAATTCATCAGAACGTTTTATCTTTTCTTCTTGTTCTTTCTCGATACGTTTGACTTCATCTTGTGGATTGTCTATGAAAGATACAAGAGACATCAGTGTTTTTTGGCTAATTTCTCCACCAGCACTCATGTACATTTGCATTTCTTCTGTAATTGACTTAGGTAAGTTTCGAGTGAATGTGAATACTAAATCTTTGAGATTATCTTTGTCTATTTCTCTATTCACGCCCATGATTTCTCCGACTAACGTGTAACGTCTAACCAACCCTTTCCGGAACAACCCTTCTTTGATTGCTGTACGTTGTTCTAAACCAAATAGCTTATATTTCATAGCTTCTCCAGATTGTTGACCTCCGAAGTTTTCATCGGTCATATCCGGAGTATTAGTAAGCGTGTGAATATCTTTAGCAATTCGAGTTTTGTACGATTCTACGCCACTTACGTCGTATTGTTTGTAAATGTATTGCGCATCTACATTACCCTCTGTTACTTTGTCATCTACTGTTGCGTATTCAGGAGGTGCTAAATGGAATACGTTCGCCTCTTTTTGTAAAGTTGCTACCTCTTCGTTTAAATCAACGTTACCTTTAATTAACAACATTGCATCGTTTAAATCACTCATATAGTTAGCTGTATCTGATTGCGCTTCATCATATAAGTCAATAAGGGGAATAACCTTCTCAAAGTCTCCTCTACGTTTTTCATTGTTGCTGAACTCTGTAATAGTAACTCTACCGAATGAATGCGCCTCTGGTGATTTACGTTCAGACAATTCTAAGTTAGTTACGCTGTTCGCCTCGTAGAAATATGTTGCTTGATCTGTAATAACATCAACATAGTAAATGTTACTTTCAACTTCCGTTAACTCTACGCTATCTTCTGTTGCTACCTTCCAATATCTAATAGCCATCAAACTATTCTTCTCTACGCTTGTATCATATATAACAAAAGTATTGCGTGGATCTGATTTGTAAAATCTAACCTCATCTTCTTGGTTACGTATAATGTATTCATACGCTCTACCAAAGATAGACAAGTCTAAACCTAAAGAGCGATTGTGACTATCTACATCGTTAAGACTATGTAAGTCATTCAATTTATTTTGTGTCATTTCTTTATCTGATTGCACTTGTATTGCATGTCCGAAACAATAACCATTAATAAAGTCAGTGATATATGAAGCGAAATCATGTGCCGCTCTATTGTCTGCTAAGTGTTTTTCCCTCCGACGTTTGTTAGGCATGATGTTAAAGTTTAAACCTTGATAATAATCATCTAACATTTGTAATCTTGGAACTTGCACCTCTAAATGATGACGAATGAAGTCACTGATATCGTTAGGGTTATCTAACAAGTCTTGTACTGTGCCATCGTATTTGTACGTTTCAACTGCGTCACGTCTATATATCTCATCACGCATTTGACGACGCTCAAGATCTCTTTCAAAGTTGTTAACGTGTGCCATGTGTTACCTCCTTATAAGCCCATAGCTTTAGCACGGCTAATGTTTTTCTTAATATTGACGTTTGTTTTGTTATTTCTAGGGAAGTGGAATTTCTCTAAACTATAACGCAAAGCATCGAGTATGTGGTTATTTTCATCTATAGGTTTGTTTAACCAGTTACCGTCTTTATCTTGGTCAAATGTATAAGTGTTTAATTCTTCTATCGTATGTTCACAAGATGGATGTACGTATATTTTGAATCCTTGTATAAATTGAACGCCTTGCATGATAGAACCTTGACCTTTAATAGATGGTTTGAGATTAGATATGCCTTTACGTTTAATCTCTGTTATCAATCGCTTCTCTGCACTATCTGCAATTATCTTTGCGTTTTTCAATCCTTTATCAAGATACATTTGATATATCTCATCAGTTAGCATACCTCTTTGATAATGCTCATCGTATATCCACAACTCTTTATTCTTTAAGTCAACAATAGTGCTAATAAGTGTTGTAGGATCTTGAGTGAACCCAAAGTCACTGCCATGAGCCACAACTTGCTTTTCTTTCAACTTCTTAACCCAGTCAAACTCCTTAACCTCGAAATTCTCAAACACTAATCCCTCTGCTACTCCCCAATCGCCATCACATACAATTCTTGCACGTCTAGGGTTGGTACGATACAAATCTTCATAACGTGCAATATCGACATCATCTAGCCATTCATTCACTCGATATGTTGTCGTGTATGAAAATGTGTTATTGAGCTTAGTATCTTCATCAAAGAATGTAGGTTTAAGCCAATGACGTTCACTCCAAGGGTTGAACGTTATAGTGATTTGCTTAAAGAACTCTGGATCATCCACAGAACCACGTATAGATTCAACTACTGTACTGAACTTATCAAAGGTTTCTATTTGGTAAGCTTCCTCAAACCATGCCCAACAAAGTATGCCATTTTCCACAGTGATAGAAGTTATCTTCAACGGATCATCCAATCCTCTAAATAATATCTTCTGGCCAGTGGGTTTATATGTTATCTCAGGCAAACTGTCATTAAATTTGAATAAGTGTTTAACTCCTAGCCTATTTGTAGCCCAACGTAAATCTGTATATGTCGATTGCTTATTTGTATTACTAAAACGTCTAACAACAAGCAAGTTAGCCCAGTCGTACATCATTAGTCTGTATATGAAGTTAAGTGCAGTTGTCTTAGATTTCTTACTACCACGACTTCCTTTAACTACTCTGTAAAAGTCTTTATTGTACCAAAATTCGTTGTACCCACCACCGATTGTTCGAGCGATACTTACTTTGCTATCAGTCATTTGCTGGCACATCATTTACAAAAGTAGGCGTTACGACCTCAGCCTCTACTTTGTCCGTTGGTTTGTGTCCTGTTCTGTCTAAGATGTCACTTGCTGCGTTATATCTAACTAACTCACTTTTAGCAGTCAATAAATCTTCCATCGTTTTAATTGCTTTACCTGTCAAACCTTTTAGTAGATTACGTTCAGCATTAAGTAATTCCTCTTGAAATTCCGGTTTCTTTTTCCATGCTATTATGGATTGAACAGACACCTTTAACTCTTCAGCGATTTGTTTTTGAGTTAAGTTGCCTTCAACCATTAATGCAATTGCTTTAAATTGTTTTGAGTTCATCCCCAAATCACCTCCAAATTAAAGAAAACTAAAGTATTTATACACTCATATCACATGTTTTTTAATGTCATATCAGCATACAAAAACCTACCCGACTAATCTATCGGATAGGTTCAAAGGAGAAAAAATGTTCGTTTTGTTTTGAATAAGAATAAATGATAGAAAGGTTTACACGAGGTAAGTCATCTAATAACTTACACTATCATAGTAACCGACTTTCCGAGTTCATTTTTCCAGAATTTTTCCAAAAGGTCCCGCAGTCAACCGAAAAACTGGATAGTCGTTATCTGGAAATTGTGATAAGTGATAGTTACCAGCTTCTACTACTTTAAATTCTACTCTTTCAGCGAAAGCTTCTAAAATACTTTTAGCTTTCTTTCCTTCTTTTAACATCTTATCATCTTTTATTTGAACCATAATCCCAATTTGACCTACATTTTCTCCTTTTTTGATTTCTGTTGATAGTGTTTCTAAAATTTCTATAGCTTTCATATTTTAACCTCCTAATGTAATATCCCTAACTCATCAGCTAATTTAGTAAGAATTTCTCTTCTCAACTCATACGCTGTAGATTTACTTACACATATTTCTTGAGCAACACCAGTAAGATTTAATGTTCTCGGTTTTTTAAAATAATATATATCCATGAGTTGTTGACTTTCTTCACTGCTTGTTTGATATACAATATCTATAGCAGACTTCATTCTAGCTAACTGTGATAAACGTCTATCATTCACTACACGTGTTGCTTTTATCTCCGTGACACTAACGTTGCTATGCACTCTATCTTCGCCGATATTAGTGTCAGTGGGTTGCCAAGGGTTTAATACTTCTTCTCTCACGCGTTGGATATCTTTATCTATATGCCTATAATTGCTTAATTCACTTTCTAAATAGCGTTGCGTTGATTTTCTTAATCCCATGCTTACCCTCCATTCTCTTTAGTTTCTTTTTTTATTAATTCGCTTTTTGTGTTCTTCATACTTTAAATTTTGAAAATTATTACCGCCGTCTATTTCATCCATTTTACTTAATATACTTTCTAAAGCTGCGATTTCACCGATTTTAATATGGGTGCTACGGTCTTTATCGTTTTGCATCATCAAAATTAAATTAAAAACTAAAGCCTTTAATTTCATGCACTTAGATTTATAAAACATCACTTACCCTCCATTCTCCAACTTATCTTTAAGTCTTTTGACCTCATACTCTTTCACTTCTAACTGATGTTTTAGATCATTCTGTTCAAGTATAGAGCCAAATAGTAGTAAAACTAATATAATGATTGCTATTACGCCCCACATTGTTTGACCACCTCTAAATTAGGTTT